GGGGTCACCCTTGGGGAGGGAGTGGTCACCGATCCCTATGAAGTGATCGACCAAGATCGGGTCAACCCATGAAGGGGGGAGAAGTCATTATGGGGTACACAGTAGAACCATACGTGCCGCGTAACGGCGACGATGCAAGAGAGATTGAGACTATGTACTCCGCCGCGTACGAGCTTTTCCTGGGCACGGCGACCAAGTCAGACCCGGTGTTTGAAGAGTGGGTACGGCACAATCACCCAGAGTATCTGGCCTGGGCCCTATGGGCACTGGGCAACTCTAGGCAAGAGTATGTAGGGAATGGGTATAAACGGCTACTACTTAGCGGGGTCGAGGTATATGCGGTGGATACCGAGATTACGTTCCCTGCTCACCATTGCCCGATTGTCCGGTTGATCATGGAAAAGGCAGACAGGGTCATTCGCGACACACACCCGGGGAGTATACAGCATGCGTAATAGATGGGCAGAACTTGTAACCCGGGCTGATGAGTTGGTTGGTGAGATTCCGCCCGATGTTGCAATGATTATCTGGGCGACCGTCGTGTTCGGAGCAATCATGTTGGCGGCTGCGGCATCCGCAGTTACTTGGGAGTAAGTTAGAAATGGGATTCATTCAGGAACATCCGATGTTTCGGTGGAACGACGAGGCCAAGGGCCGGTATAAGCGTCTGTTTGGGCGGGCCGCTGTGGAGGAATTCGGCTGGGAGGCTGGCGATATCCAGTTTGCCCGCCATCTTTTGACGCAACTGTACACCCCGCTCCATGGGCGGATTGTAGATAACGAGGGCACGGCCCGAGAGGTGACTTCACGGGACCGAGTGTCTAATGTCAGCATCTGGCACGCCTATAACAACGCATTCCTTGAGGCCGTCCGGGAACACCAACAAGGCATTATGCGGAGCCTCGGGCGGGACGACGTGAGCTACACAGAAGCCCTGGACTCGTTGCTCCCATACCGATGCTGGGACAAGCCGATGCCCCGCAGCGTTCTTCCTCGGCTGATGCCGCTGATCTGGCCCCACACGGAAGAGCACAAGTGCTCACTCGCGAACGACGCAGGCAACGGCCCCCAGCGTATCCGCGGATTCGCGGGTCTGTACGGCCCCGGGTCCGTGGTCGTCAAGCATCAGGGGGGCCGAGGCCCCGACAAGGAGCCCCGCCGGACCCGGTTCGACTGGCAGACTACTACGGTGTTGGACGATATGGCGGCCCTGTTCTATCAGAGCCCGGCCCCCAAGCCGGGTAACCCAACGGAACGGCTGGATGCGGCGGTGTCCCTGTATCGGAGCCGGCAGGCATTGGAGGGCCTGCCCGACCTGAAAACGTACTTCTTGGTGCAGCGGTTCTTGGTGGCACTCTACCACTATGCACCCGATAAGTTTTGGGCCCAGCCGGAATCGGCCGTGGCGAACGGCAGCACCAGGCGGAGGCTTCGATGAGGGATAGGTCGCCCGTTTACCTGCGTAAGGGCAAGCCTCCGGCCCGGGTAAACCACACGTACCCCAGCTTCCGTGAAGTGGCGGAGCGGGTGACGGGCGGGCTGCCCCTGCTGTACTTGGATTTTGAGACGTTCTATGACAAAGGGTTCGACCTGCAGAAGATGACGACGATCGAGTACGTCGAGCATCCAAACTTCGAAACCACGGGCCTTGTGTCTGCGGTCGGGGACGAAGAGCCCGTGTGCGTTGTTGAGGACACGATCGGGAATGTCGCGGCCCACATACAGGAACTGCAAAACCGATTCGGCGGGAACCTTGAGGGGTGCGTGGTCGTCGGGCATAACCTGTCGTTCGATGCCCTGGTGCTTTCCCGCCGATACGGGATACTACTGGACCACGATCGGGTGTCTAGCCTGGACACTATGGCGATCGGTGCGGCGGTCCACCCGCGGCGTAACAGCAACTCGCTTGCATCGTGGGCGGGGGATATCGGATCCACTCCAAAGGGGGACACTAAGCAGTTCAGAGGGCTTGCGGCCGGCGATGATAGCCCTAAGCTGTGGGCGAGCATGATCGAGTACATGCACACGGATATCACGCTGACCCGCCGACTGTTGAAGCACCTGCTTCCCCGATGGTCGAACCCCGAAACGGAGGCATGGTTACAGCACCACACCTTACAGCTTTGGCTACGGCCCAGTTTGGCGGTGGACGAGGATTGGGCGGAGGATACTAAGCTCGACATGGCGGAGTGTTTACACCAGGCGGTCCAACAGACGGGGCTTACAATGACGGAGATTCGGGGCGGTAGCTTCGATGGCCATTTGTTCGAGGCGTTGAGGCGATGCGGGGATGACCCTGACCTGTATACAAAGCCCGCTAAGAACGTGCGGGGATGGAAGATGGCCGTCGCGAAGGACGATCCGCAGCGAGAATGGCTGATCAACCACGAGGACCCGGTGGTGCGGGCCCTGATGGAAGCGAAGGCCGCGGTTGGGTCATGGCCCAATCACATGCGACGGATCGAGCGGTTCCTTCGCCTAGCGGAGGCGAGCGACGGGCGGCTGCCTATCCCCCTTCGATACTTCGGGGCGCACACGGGCCGATGGTCGGGCTCTGAGCGGGTCAATTTGCAAAACCTTGGCGGGCGGGGGGATCCCCTGGTGGCACAAATCCGGGGTATCATCGTACCCCCGATCGGGCACAAGCTGGTCATTACAGACTTCTCGTCAATCGAGGCCCGGGTGTTGGCCTGGGTGGCCGGCGAGAAACACCTGCTACAGGTGTATCGGGAAGGGGGCGACGCATACTGTGCGATGGCAGAGGAAATTCATGGACAGCCGGTACGCAAGCCCACGGAGGATGACGACCCCGAGTATGCCGCCTGGCTGAGGATGGCCCGGCAAGATGGGAAGGTTGCCGTACTTGGTGGTGGGTACGGTATGGGGGCGAAGACGATGGCTGCCCAACACGGCATCGAGCAGGATCGGGCCCAGACCATCGTAGATGCGTATCGCCGGGCGAACAAGCAGATTATCAACCTGTGGTATAGGCTGTACGATGGCGTGCGGATGGCCGTATCGGGACGGCCCAATACCGCGGCAGGTATGCGGATACAGATGCTGGAGCGGCGGGTCTTGGGGATCCAGCTGCACAGCGGCCGATGGCTTCGGTACTACGACCCGATCCTTGATGACGGGGACGTGTATCTCGCATCGGGGGCCATGTTGTACGGCGGTGCGTTGACGGAGAATGTGGTGCAGGCGCTGGCCCGCGAGCTACTCGTTGCAGCGTTGCGGGAGGCCGAACGGCGTCGGCCGCAGAGCGTGGCCTTCCACGTACACGATGAGGTTGTGCAGGTCGCCCGTGATTCGGAGGCACCGGCGGTGTTGGAAGAGACGGTCGGCATCATGAGTACCCCGCCTGAGTGGGCGGCTGGGTTGCCGCTAGCGGCGGAAGGGGTTATCAGTGACCGATACGGGAATCATTAGTGTGGATCCGGGCAAGTCTGGGGCTACCGTGGTCATGGACACTGAGGGGGTCCTTGGGGCGGTAGAGCATGATAAGTATCACGCGAAGGAAGCCCCCTACTTCCGCCTGATGGACTACATGGAAGCCCTGGGGCTGATGGTCGAGGGGGCCGGGTACACGGGCCGAGTGCGGGCTGTTATCGAGATCCCGAACAGCCGGCCTGGAGAAGGGGCGCAACGGAGCCGAAACTTTGGGCTGTCTATCGGCATGGTGTACGCGGCTGTCGCGGTTTACACGGGCAGGGAAGTTACGACCGTGGTCCCGCAGAGGTGGACGCGTGCGGTCGGGGTTCCTGGTAAGACCGTGGACGGGTGGCGGAGGCTGCGGGTCGGTAAGGCCATTGACCGTATCGAGGGGATCCAACAGTGGCTGTACACCCCCCGGGGCCGGCTGCGGGATGGGATCCTCGACGCAGCGCTTATCGGCCACTGGTATCTGAATAACACACGGCGGACCTAGCGCCCCGGCGAAGGACAGGGTATACTATGGACGAGATGAACCGAACAAGCCCGATCAAGCTGTCTGCGTCCGCCTTGTCGGCCTATGCCGCGTGCCCTACCCGATACCGACTAGGGTACGAGGAATATATCCGACGCGGCGAAGACAAGGAAGCCTTGCGGCAGGGCACGGCGTGGCATTTGGCGATCGAGACATTTACACAGACCATGCGGGACGAGATCGCTAGCGGGACTGATCCGCAAGAAGCCGAGAACGAGGCGATGCACGTTGTTTACACAGTAATCACGGAGCACTACCGAGGCGTGGTTGAGGAAAGCTACATGTTTACGGCGGAAGACGCCGAGCTGGAAATGACCCGCTTGTTCGCGATGTTTGGCTGCTATGTGGCGTACTACGGTACATATGGCGAGGATGACCTGCTTCTGTTGGCGGAAGAGCTTCCATTCGATGACACCATCGGCGAGACAGCGGCGGGGACCCCGGTCGTGGTTCGGGGCAAGGTTGACGGCGTGGCGGTGTACCAGCACCGGGGCAAGGATGTTCTGGTGAACGTGGAACGCAAGACGACCACGCGCGACATTCAGCCCACGTCTGACTACTGGGCTGGGATTAGCCGCAATGTGCAGGTGGGCATCTACGCGGAGGCGATGCGGGGCCGTAGTCTTGACCTGCCCGCGGAGACTGTGTTCGGTGTGCCTGTCCCCGATCGTAAGCGGCATATGACTCTGTATGACGTAGTGCGGATCCCAAAGACTAAACCGAAGATGCTGACGCAAGCGGCAACTGCGGTTTTTCTTGAGGAGGGGACGTACTACGATGAGCCGTTCGAGACGCATCGGGATGGTAAGCCGATCCCAGTGGAGCAGCTTCCGTTCGAAGTCAAGCACGGGGCGGGGGACCGGTTCGCGATCATGGAGACCCCGGCCATGTACGGGGCCCGCCTGGTCTACGAGGTGATGCAGGACCCCGAAGCATACTTTCAGCGGCTCCCGATTAGCTGGAGCAATAAGGACCTGGCCCGGTTGCGGGGCAACCTGATGGCGTACGCTGCGGCGATCGAGAACCACCGGGAAACCGGGGCCTGGCCGGAAAACTGGGCCAGCTGCCACTCGCCCTTCAGCTGTGATTACAACGCCATATGCCACGGCACCGGTGCCGGTGAGACGGTTAGGCAGGGAGTGTACCCTGAGGGATTCGTGCGATTGACCCGAGAGAGGAAGGATGTACCCGATGGCGAAACCGCCCCCGAAGATTCCACGCAAGCCCCCGAGTAAGGGCAAGCCCGCACAGGCGGCTACGGGCTCGACCCGCGTAGCAGCCTCCGATAAGAGTTTCTCCGTCGCCCCCATGGCGGACGACTCCACGGGCCAGAAGATCCTCATATATGGTAAGACAGGTATCGGCAAGTCTAGCTTGGCCATGCTGGCACCGGGGATCGTGCATTGGATCATGGTTGACGACGGAGCACGGAACCTTCAGCATCCGGTCACAGGTGAGCGTATCCTAGCGTACACGGGCGTGAACACGTATCAAGATGTTATCGGGGCATGTCAAGCGTTTCTGAATGGGTCGCCCGAGGGGGCTACCCTTGTCCTGGACACGATCACGAAGATCCAAGCCCTGGCTGAGGAATACGTTGTCGCTAACATCCGCACCCCGAACGGCGGAATCGCTACGTCCCTGGAGTCGTACAACTTCGGCAAGGGGTGGCGGTACACGGGCGAGGCGATGCGAAGCCTGCTCGATTTGATCGACGAGATTTCCGCGTCGGGTCGGCACGTTGTTCTTATCGGGCAGGAAACGTCGATCGTGGTCGCGAATGCGGCAGGCGATGACTACCTGCAGGACGTGCCTAAGCTGGTAGAAAACAAGATGGCGACGGTGCGTTCCGATGTTAGCGAGCTTATGGACGTGATCGCGTTCATCACATATGACGGTTTGGATAGCCTCGTAGCGGAGGAGGGACGACGAACGGCGAAGGCACGGCAGAGCAGGGAGCGGGTTGTTTACACGGGCGGTGCTGCACACTTCCTAGCGAAGAGTCGCACGATGAACGGGGAGAGCATCCCCGAGACGATTTCGTACGAGTCGCCGGAGGATGATTCCTTCTGGCGTTTCATTTTCCCCGATAAGTTCGATGACGATGAGGAGGCCGATAATGGCGAAGCTTGATACTGAGGGCACGTTTCGTGGCGAGGTTCTGGACCACACCGTCACCCTGACGAAAGCTGGCAAGCCGCAGCTGTACTTGAAGGTGCGTGTGGACGAAGTGTATGCTGATTCAAACGAGTGGATGGAACACTTCGAGCTTGACGAGCCCGGTTGGGCCGAGTGGCCCGCGGAAGAAGCATCCGGGTACCTGCTGCTGTTCAACGCTACCGACCGTTTCGACAGTGAGACGGCCCAATTGAACGTGACGCAAACGATGTCTGCGCTGGGCTGGGATGGCACAGACTTTACCCCGCTCGCAAGCGGTGATTTCGCCGGTAAGCGGGTGCAGATTCGGGTACAGTACGAGGAGTACAAGGGCAAGACGCAGCTCCGGCTGGCCTGGCTGGACGAGGAGGGGGCTACACCCGGGGGTACGGTCAAGCACACGGACCCTGACACGCTCAGCGACCTGAACAGCCGTCTTCGCATGGCGCGTTCCAAGCCGGCGAAGGCCTCCCGCGGAAAGGCCGGAGCGAAGCCGCCCCGTCCGGCTGCCCGCCCCGAGCCTTCCCCGATTGCGGATGACGGCGACGACGACTGATACAGCACCAGCCTTACGCTTAGCGGCGTTGGGCCGGTTTATGCACGACAGACCTGGACCCGCGGACATCGCGCAACGGGCGGCGAATAACCTTCTGCCCGCGATCGGGGAAATCCTTGCGGAGCAGTGGGGCGTTCCGTATCAGACCCTGGTTGAATGGGGCATAGGGTACCTGCCCGCTGTGCACTGGGCTACGTCAGTTGACACGAGGGGCTACTTCACAATTCCCGAACGTGACTCCAGTGGACGGATTAAGGGCGTGTCCCTTCGGTCGCTAGATGGCTCGGACAAGCGCACCTATCCCGGCACGAAGCGTGCGCTGGCGCTAAGCCCGTCGTCCACGGAACGCCAGTCGGCTCACTTTCGTCCCGGCCCGCATAACTGGGTTCGTACAGAGCATGCGGGGGTTGATTGCGTGGTTTGTGGGAAAGGGGAAGGCTGCCTCGTCCATCGCGACAACCCCGAGGACCCACAGGCTGTGGTATGCGCCCGGGTGGAAGAAGGGGCGACTAAAGCCCTGGAGACGGGCTGGCTGCACGTCCGGCGGTCGTTGTCGGAGGGCGAGTCGCCGAAGTACACGGTAGTCGTTGAGGGTGCTTCGGACGCCGTTGTTGCATACCATCTAGGGTTCAACGCTATCGGTCGTCCATCGGCGACAGCGGGTAAAAAGGACCTTACGGCCGCGGCAAAGGGCCGTAACGTGATCGTGGTCGGGGAGAACGATCGGAAGGGTGACTTGTGGCCGGGACGTGACGGTGCAGTGGCGGCGATGCGTATTGTTCGGCGCGTAGCCGCCACTGCCCGTCTCGTGTTTCCCCCCGATGATGTAAAGGACCTGCGAGAATGGTACGCCCGCCACGGATTGACCGCGGAGCAGCTGGTCGAAGCGGCGCAAGGGTCCGCGGAGCGACTAGAAGAACAAATGGTTCTGCCCGATGGGTCGCCTAGCACCGTGGCTAAGGCGTATCTGGACGAAGAGCACAAGTACGATGGGGCGTATACCCTTGTGAACGCCGGGGGCCAGTGGTACGGGTATGGCGATATGCAGTGGGAGCCGCTGTCTCGGGAGAGGTTGCGGGGTCCGGTCTACGATTGGGCCCGGGGTAAGTCGTATGCCGAGGACGGGGAAAAGGTGAAGCCCCTGAACCTAACCCGGAACAAGATCGGGGACGTGCTCGACGCCATGGTAGCCCCCAGCCTCGCATTCGTCCCCGATTCTCCACCGTTCTGGATCGGGGAAAACCGAATGGGGGATGCTAATCCACATAACTGGATGCCCTTCGTCAACGGGATCTTGCACGTACCGAGCTACCTGGCCGGTCACGAAGACTGCATGATCCCGCACACGCCCCGCTACGTTTCGACGTACACGCTGCCGTACGGCTGGGATTCGGGGGCCGAGGCCCCGCGGTTCGAAGAAGCCATTCTAGGCACTACGATCGGGGACGACGAGAAGGTGCGGCTGTACCTGGCCTGGCTGGGCTACTGCATGACGTGTGAGAACCGCCACCAGAAGATGCTGGTAATGCAGGGGCGGCGAGGCACTGGCAAGAGTGCGGCCGCGGAGATCCTGCAAATGGTGGTCGGCGAGGGCAACACGTCCAGCCCTTCCCTCGGGTCCCTGGGTTCGCGGTTTGGCTTGTCGCCGCTGGTCGGGGCGACGAATGCGATCATCAGCGATGTTCGTGTCGGCGGTGAGGCCGGAAAGACGCAGGCCGTAGAGAATCTCCTGAAGCTGACGGGCGGGGATCGGGTAGACGTAGACATAAAGTATCGAGAACCCTTGCGCAACCAGAAGCTGCTGGCACGAACCACGATGGTCTGTAACTATCCGCCGCCCCTTCCCGATCCGGCCGGGGCGTTGCTGCGGCGCATCATGGTGATGAAGTTTACACACGCCTTCAGTGACGAGACGCGGGACGTGAACCTGCTAGAGAAAATCCAACCAGAGCTACCGGGGATCGCGGCGATGTCCCTGCGGGCGTACCGGGACGTGGCGGACACGGGCCTATGGCCACAGCCTCACGACTCCGAGGAAACGCTGCGGCAGTGGAGGCTCACCACGTCCCCGGTCGCAGAATTCGTCGAGGACTGTATGCAGTGTGGCGCGGATGCATCCTGCGAAGTGTCGGTGGCCATGCGTACTTGGAGGCGGTGGGCAAGGGAGAACGGGGCGCGTACCCTGCCACGAGAGCTATTCCTAGATCATCTCGTTACCGCCGATTCCCGCATCCACGTCGAGGGAACCACAATCCTCGGGGCCCGCCTCACCCCCAGCGCACGCACGGAGTATGGGGGGCGGGCCTGATGCGGCGCGTAGACTTGAAGGCGATCATAGACAACGTGGTTGTGGTGGCAAAGGTAGGAAATGAGGAAGTCGAGACGCACGCACCCGTTATCGGGCGAAGAGACCGCCGGGGTGTCCGAGAAGCAACTCGCGAAGCTCTGGTTCTAATGAGATTTGTCGCCCGATCGCTTGCAGAGGATGGCTCCGTAGTGTATGATGTACGAGTGCTTGTCCCACAGATTTTGGAGGCCGACGATGGACAGTGATAACGCCGCTCGCAAGAACACGCCGCTTGCATCGGGAGTGCTCGACTACTTCCCCGATGCCCTCGCCGAAGTCGCACAGGTCAGCCGCGTAGGTAACGAACAGCACAACCCCGGTCAGCCGCTGCATTGGGCCCGCGGGAAGTCGTCGCAACACGCGGACTCCCTGCTCCGCCATCTCATCGACCGCGGGGACCGGGATGGGGACGGGGTGCGGCATAGCGCCAAGGTGGCGTGGCGGGCGCTGGCACTGCTTCAGGAAGAAGCCGAAGCGTCCCTCCCGCGTGGGGCCCGGTTGCCCGTAGCTGAGTCGGCGGCTTATGGGGGGCCGGGGTACGATGTAGTGCCCCCTTCCCGCGATCTACAGACGTTCGGCCTGAAGGCCCTGGGGTACCGGGCAATCCCCGAAACGATCAAGGGGTGTGCTACAAACTGGGGTAACGCCTTCCTCAAGCACCTGCGTGTAAACGACGGGGACTTCATTCCCGACGCCATGGCTTACGTCGCGGGGCCCATGAGGTCCAAGCCCGGGTTTGGGTTCGCCGATTTTGATCGGGCGGAGCGTTTGCTGAACGCCCATGGTATCGACACGATTTCCCCGGCCCGCCTTGACGTTGCGGATTATCTGAACACGATTGCTCCGGAAGCGCCGTCTCTAGTCAATGGCGCATACCGGGGCGATGCGGAACCTTGGATCACACGCGGGGACGTGGTTCATTACTTGCAATCCCTGAACTCGTCGTCGTTTGTGCAGAGGGATATCACCGCCATCCTCGCCCTGACGGGCACGCGACGAGCGATCGTCGTTCTGCCCGGATGGGAGCGGAGTCAGGGCACCCTGGCGGAAATCATGGTGGGGTTCTGGCTGGGCATCCCCGTTCTCGCCCTAGATATGGAGCAGGCCACCCTCACGGAGATCGTGAACCCCATTGAATCGGAGTGAGCATGACGTTTGAAGATCTTGTAGCCTTGCATGAGGAGCTTGGGTCTGGGCGTGAGGTAGCCCGGTTCCTCGGCGTCGCGGAGTCTACGCTGCGGACGGCGATGGCCGCGGGGCGGGTGCCACGGACGCTCCTCAACGGCCGGCGTCTTCCCGTTAAGCCCGCTAAGCCCGCTGAGCCCGAGGGGGCCCCCGATGGAGCGTTCCATCTTGAGGAGGACGAGGCACCAGCTACAATCGTGGGAAGCGACCCCGATGCGGTTGACCTGTTCGATCAGCACGATTGGTCTACTGGCCCACTCCGCGTGATCCTAACCGCCGCCCAGAACAACAGCCACGTCCACGGGGGCTTCTTGCGGAACCTTGAGGCCCTGGCCCGGGATAGCGGGGCTCGGCTCATGGTCACATGCAACCTGTACGCCTCGCACGCGTGGCATGGGGCTACGGCCCCCGGCCGCAAGCGGGGCCCGAGTAAGCCCTGGTGGGACGAGCGGATTCGTCCGTACCTGGTGAATCAGCGGGTGCGGCTTGCGCCCCGTCTCGTGTTCGCCGCGGAGCTAGACGTGATGACTACTGCCCGCCGGCCGCTGAGCGGGCTGGAGTCCTATTGTGGTCGTAGCAGCGTGATTGTGGGGCACAACACGTTCGCTATGCACTGTGTAGAAAGCCGGCCCGAGCACTATCCGAAGGAACTGCACACTACCGGAAGCCTCACGTTGCCCCAGTTCATCGCGCGTAAGACCGGGCAACTTGCTCGCTTTCACTTCGTGCAGGGGGCGCTGGCCGTTGAGATCTCTAGGGATGGGCGATGGTGGGTCACGCATATAAACGCTGAGTCGGATGGCAGCTTTTTCGTCTACTCCCGCTACTACACGGGGGGCGAATGCCGGGAGGCCGGCCGTCCGCCAGCCCTGGTGTTGGGTGATATCCACGCGGAGGCGATCGCGTATCAGTACGAGGGGGTCGAGCACGCATTCGACGAGACCCTGGATTTCGTGGAGCGGATTCGGCCAGAGAGGTTGATACTCCACGACCTGCTGGACTTCAACACCCGAAACCACCATCTGCGCTACAAACCAGTAGAGGCCCATACAAGGCGCAACCATACTGTCCTTACCGATCTAAAGGTAGCAGTAGAGGTCTTGTGTGCAGCAGGACACGCGATGGGCGAGGGCGAGCTAGTAGTGGTCGCATCGAACCATGACGACGCCATCACAAGGTGGATCAACGAAACGCATTGGCAGGATGACCTAGTGAACGCCCAGACCTATCTTCGGGTCG